TACAAATTGGTATAATAAAAAAACTGGTAATAGTGGTATCATACATACTACTAGGTCTTATCTAAAAGGTCCTATCAAGTGTAAAGATTATTCTGCTACAGTTGATATAACTAACAATTGGCCGCTAATCGGTGTTGGTGGTATTAATAGAAATACTGTCTTTGGTGTTGCTTGTCAAATGCCAGACGGCAGGTGGGTCGAATATAAAGGAGAACAAAAGTGAGTCGATATAATGAACAAATTGAAAAGTTAAAAAAAGAAAAGTTATTATTAGAAGAAGAAAAAGATATAACATCTTCACAAGAAAAATTAGATTTTTTAGACGGTGAAATTTACGAGTTAGAAGATAGTATAGAAAAGTTAAAAGGTTATGTTTGATAAAATAATGTATAAAATATTAAGTAGTATTGATAATTTTTTTGAAAGGTTAGAGAATGTTTTTAAAAAAAAGAAAAATAAAAAAAGATAGTCATTTAAGAGATGGTTTATTTTGGTATATTACTATCATAACTGTTTTTTGGTTTGGAATGATTTTTTGGGGTATATCAAAAGCAGATGAAGTGTTATATAATAAAGTTAAAACTATTTCGCCTGACGAAGTAAATGGTCAATATTGTTTTATTAAAGTTGTGATAAAAGAAAAGAATGATGAAATTGTAAAAGAAGAAATTTTGGAGTGTGCTGATGGTAAAAAAGGCATTGACACACCAGGTTATTGGGATTTATTTGCTCAATTTTACTATAGAGATATTTCTGCTCCAGAATACTGTAGAGTGTACAGTAGACCAAACCACGTCTTTAAATCGTTCGGAAAGACGTGTTTAAAACAGAACGGTGAATGGGAGGTTAAATGATTAAGAACATAATCATAATCTCACTTGTTGTAATTATAGTTACTGGTATGTCTGGAAGTGAGTTTTTAGACTATATTTCAATGGGACTTGACAAATTACAACAAATAGTATATAATATAAAAAGTGAGGTAAATTAATATATGATGAAAATACTAAAACTCGCTATAGTTGTATCTGCTAGTTTATTATTGGCAAACTGTAGCTCAACAACTTACAAGATTAAAAGTGAATCTGGTAAGGAATTAAATAAAGTACCGAAATGGTATATGGCTGACTTTTCAGAAAAAAAGGCGTGTGATACACCTAGGTTCGGCAAATCAAAAGAAAAAGAATGTATCTTTGGTTTAGGTACATCTGTTTCACCTGACTTAAATCTCTCTATTGAAAAGGCAAAAATGATTGCTAAAGCTGAAATGGCTGACATCATTAGAGGTGAGATGAATAAGTCATCAAAACAATTTATAACTGAACTTGGCAAAACTCATAAAAAGAGTACAGTGACCGAAGTTGAAAGTGTATTAGTAAATGTAATTAAAGATACACCAGTTAGAGGTTATGAAATCTTTGCTCAGGAAGTTACGATAACTAAACACGGTTACTATCGTGCTTGGATCGGTTTAAGATTGCCTTTGGGTGAATATAATAAGATGTATGATTATACTATTGAACAAGTTGTGGATGCCTACAATTTAAAAGTAGAGGCAAATAAGGCATTTAGTAAACTTATGGAAGATAAAAATGAAGATAGTAATATACAGTAAGAACAATTGCGTTTATTGTAACAAGGCGAAACAGTTAGTTAAAAATCTTCGCCTTGATTACACAGAAAAAAAGTTAGAAGAATTTGAATCAGTAGATGAAATGTTAAAAGATATAGGTAAAAAAGTTAGAACTATGCCACAAATTAAAATAGATGACAAATTAGTAGGTGGTTATAATCAACTTGTAGAATTTTTTGTAGAACAAGGTAAGGTAAATTTTAAAGGTGAGATTATTAGTGAGTGATAAAATTATACCGTTTCCTACAGGTGCTATTCATAATATTGAAAAGACAGGACCTACAGATAAAAAAACTTTGGCTGTAGATGAACAAAAGACATTAAAAAGAATACAAGATGATAATACAAAAAAATTTTGTGAAGGTGCGATAGACGATATTAGTATGAATATGTTAAGACAATTTGTAGAACTCGCTGTCAAAACAGACAATATAAATTTTACAAGAGATTTAGCTTTATTAATTGATATGTTAAGAGGTTTAGTTTATAGAGATTTCGGATTAAAACATCCATCACAAGAATTAGTAAATAAAATGGTTGCCATAACAACACACAAAAATGGTCAACAATCTGCTAAAATAGATTACTCAAAAGTTTTAAACATCAAATCAAAGTCAATGCCGTTAAGTAAAGATATGAAAGAAGAATTAAAAGACATACAAGACGGTGCCGGCGGATTATTTGACGGAGATGATATTGATGAATAACAGAATTGCCAAAGCAATCGCCTTAACAGGTCGTAAAATAGTGAATGTGAAACTAACAAAGGAGAATATAATGTTAAATTATATCAAATCAATGTTTGCTAAAGACGAATTAGTACAAGTTGCTACTAAAAAAAGAACTTCTAATACTAGAGGTAGAAAGTCTTTATCAAAGAAACAAAAGGTATTAAACCTTTTATCAAAAGGTCAAAACGTTTCTTGGAAATCTTTAAGAAATAAGTTTGACTTAACTTCACCAAGAGCTATGGTTGATACTTTAAGAGCTGAAGGCTATATGGTCTACGGTTCAAAAGTAAAAGGTGAAACTGTATATAGAATTGGAACACCAACAAGAGCGGTTATCGCTGCTGGTATTCAAAAATTATATGGTACACCGTTCAAATACGACAACCACGTAGCAAGACTACCAAAAAAATCTGAACTAGCTTCAATTGACGCCTAGTTTGATAAGGGTGGCGAGAAATCGCCACCCACAACATTATGACAGAATTTAAAAACGGAATTTATAATACACTAAAGAAAATTTTAGGCACAAGTGTAGGTCGTGCCGTAATCTATACTGTAGGTCACGTTATTATTGCTATGACAAGTAACAGATTAATAACAGGTGCTGATTGGGCACTTGCTGGAGCAGACGCAATAATAGAACCTGTCATAAACGGTTTTTGGTATTATTTTTTAGATAAAACTTGGAGTAAATACGTTAGTAAGAGAAAATGAAAATTAGATATTACAAAGACATAAATGGTGCCAGATGGATAGGTTTTGGTTTGGCTATGTTAAGTGTCTTTATATTATCAAGTGCCAACATAGCAACACAGTGGGTAGGATGGTCGTTAAGTGTAGTATCTTGTGTGATGTGGGTTTATTTTGGTTACAAAGATAGAGATTGGGCAAGAACTCTAATGGAAACAATGTATCTTGTAATGAGTATGAGAGCAACCTATAACTGGTTAACAATATGATATTAGTTGATTTAAACCAAGTTTTAATATCTAACCTTATGGCACAGACCAGAGGTAAGTCAGATGTAAAACCAAATAAAGATATGATACGTCATATGGTTTTAAACTCATTAAGAGGATTTAATATTAAGTTTAAAGATGAATACGGTCAAATGGTATTGTGTTCAGACGCAGGTGATCCTTGGCGTAGAGAAATCTTTCCTAATTATAAACACGGTAGAAGAAAGAGTCGTGTAGAAGGACCGTTTGATTGGGATAATATTTTTCAAATTATTACTGAAATTAAAAATGAAATTAAAGATAACTTTCCTTATGTTGTAATGTATGTTGAGAAGTGTGAAGCAGATGATATAATTGCTACACTTGTTAAACAACAAACAGATAATAAGTATGTTATTGTTTCAGGTGATAAGGATTTTATTCAACTACAACATTATGGTAATGTTTATCAATTTAGTCCATTACTAAAAAGTTTTATCGGCGAACAAGAAGATCCAAAAAAATTTTTAAGAGAACAAATTATTAAAGGTGACCGATCAGATGGTGTACCAAATATATTAAGTGATGATGATATATTTTTAAGAGATGAAAGACAAAAACCAATTAATAAAAAAAGATTGGCAGAGTGGTCAGATATAGAAAATATACCTTTAGGCAGCGAAACTAGAAAATATTATGAAAGAAATAAGACACTTATAGACTTATCTCAAATTCCAGAACACATAGAAAAAAACATTATAAATACTTTTAATAATTATAAAGTTAAAAACAGGTCGCTACTGTTAAATTACTTTATAGAAAACAAACTGAAATCATTGATTGAAAATATAAATGATTTTTGAAAACATATATATGGAGAAATATAATGGCTGAACAAAACCCTAACCTAATGAGTAAACAAGCGATGTCAGCGGCTGCTTCTACTTCAACTAGACTCAGACCAACTGTACACGAAATTTTTACCAAGGTTAATAACGCAAAAGATAAGCCGAAAAAGATAGACGTTTTAAAAGAGTACGATAGTCCTTCTTTAAGACAACTTTTAAAAGGTGCTTTTGATCCTAAAATAGAATGGGATTTACCTGAAGGTACACCACCTTATATGGCAAACGAAGCTCCTATCGGCACAGAACATACTTACCTCGAAGAAGAGGCAAAGAAACTATGGCACTTTGTTAAAGGTGCTGACGTATCACTTTCAAAAACTCGTAAAGAAACGTTGTTTATTCAAATGCTAGAAGGTTTACACACAAGTGAGGCAACTGTTTTATCAAACATTAAAGATAAACAGTTAAATAAAGTCTATAAAGGACTTACCGAAGCAGTGGTAAAAGAAGCATTTGGTTGGAATGACGAGTTTATGACAGCTTAAATACACACATTTTAAGGGGGTGCGACAACTTGTACTCCCTTAAATCATTGATTTTACTTACTTTTTTCCCTAAAAAACAGCTTGACTTTCTGACTAGAATCGTCTATACTAAATAGTATATGAAAGTGAGGTCTATATAATGAAAAAATACTTGATTACCTTAACTATAATATTAGCGACATTATGGTTTTCTTTAACCAGTTTTATGAACTCGGTTAAGGCAAATGAATATAATAAAGCAGTTATTGGTCACGTTATACAATCAACTGTAAATGACACAAATGTTGATGTGTCAAAATTGATGGAACAAGAACTTGAAAAAATTGCTCATCAATTTGCTTTAGAATCAATTAGTATTATTCAACAATACTTACCGACTATTTTAGATGGTGTGTTGACTGAAATGAGATTGAAAGCTGATAGTGAGTACAAATGTGCTTTACTAAAAGGTTCAAAAATTGAGGATAAAGAGTGTGAATAAGTTTATTGAATTTTATCAAATATTATTGGCAGTTATTCCGTTTGAGATTGTTGTAATTGTATTAGCAGGAATTGTATTTTACATTATAGAAGTTTTAAAGGGAGAAAAAAATGTCGAAAACAAAAAAGTTACCAAGTAAGAATATGAAATTAAAAAAAATTCTGAAACGTGAACTAGCAAGTCGTAGTAAATATAAAACGACTTATACTGACATTAAAAAATATTTTAATATTATCAATGAAGCAGTTTTTGATAATATATTATCACCGTTTAACGAAATAAAAATCAAAAAAATTTATAAAGACAAAAGTAAAAAATTCTGTTATGGACAGGTAACTGTATGGGAATGGAAAAGAAAAGGTACACGACAATATTGGTTAGAGATGTTACCGACTTACAGAAATAAAAAAGATTTTGTGGATACTTTAGGACACGAAATGGTCCACCTATATCAAATGGCAAATGTAGGTGATACTGGAAATCATAATAAATTGTTTTACAGTTTTAGATCAAAACTAAATGCCATAGGGTTAGACCTTTAATGAGAGGAATATATAATGAAAAGAAAAGTGAAAGAACTAGATCCTTACCTAAAAGCACGTATAGGTGAGGCAGTTTTACAAGTTAGAGAACTAGCAAAACCGAGTAATAAATCAGGTACTCAAAGAGTTTATTACACAGGTAATTGGGTAAAAGATATTCATAACAATTTTACCAATAAACAATCACAAAAAATCTTTGATAATGTAACTCAATATAGAGATAAGTTAGATTTTTTTCAACAAAAAGCTGATATAGTTTATGATGACATAGATGACACGCCTATTCAAGCATATGATTATATAGCGAGGGTTAAGTGAAAATCTTTTTAAGAACTATGATGACGGTAATCGTCACTTTATTTTGTATTGGTGTTACTTATCTATATGTACAAGATACAAAATTGAGAGCTGAAGAAAGCAGACCGTCAAAACCAGATTTTGAACATACTAACAATCAACAATTTTTAGATAACGTTTTACAGTGTGTTGATTATGTGTATTGGAAAAATAAAGATTTTGAACAAGTAAATGTAGAACTATTACTTGCTCAGGCAGCATTAGAGTCTGGTTGGGGTGATAGTCGTTTTGCTAAAGTTGGTAAAAACTTATTTGGTATAAGAACATATGATTTACAAGAACCGCATATGTTACCCTCTAATAAACCAAAGAAATGGGGTGTAAAAGTTTATGAACACGAATGTTATAGTGTAGAACACTATATTAAAATACTAAATAATGGAACAAGTTTTGAAGATTATAGGAAGTTGAGAGAAGACGGTATTGACGATCCTTTATTATTAGTAGAAACATTAGGTGCTTACGCTTCAGATAAAGATTATTTTCCTAAAATTAAAAGTATAATTAAAAAAATTAGAAAAGAGTATATTGTAAAATAATGTTTTTAACTATTTTAACATTTTTATCAGCGATTAGTATATCTGTTATAGCGGCAGGTTATTCTATTATAGGTTTAGCAACTTTATTTGCTGGTGCTGCCATACCGATTATTGCTATGGGTACAGCATTAGAA